GAGCAGACTTTTTAAACTCATTATATAACCCATCAGATTTTTCAAAAGAATCAATATTAAATATTTTTTTATCATTATTATCAGAATAGAGTTTGAAATGGTCTCCTAATTCAGTATGAATTTGACTATTAGAAGCAATAACAGCATCCAAATCTACTTCTGGAATTTCAGCGTAAGTACTTTGATAGGGTGACTCTTCTAAATTAGTTAATTCCTTTACATTATCCTGAAATGATTCATCAGTCTCAACTTTCAATTCATCATCATCTTCTGTAGATGGTTCTTTATATGATTCATCTGACTGATCTCCTGATTCATTAGATGGATTAGAAGGTTGTGAATCACTTTCACTATCTTCAGAATTTACTTCATTCTGTGAAGATTCTTCTACTTTTTGTTCCTTACAATATTGATATAAAACAAATGCGGCCTTCTTTACATCTTCAAAGGTTTCACACTTTCCAATCATATCAATAATCTCTTGCTCTTTTACAGTAAAATCAAGAGTAATATAATTACCAACTTTAAAAAATAGGTTGGCACGATCAGCAAGATTAAAAGTATTAATATCTTTATCTTCCAATTCAAAGAAGTCTTGATCATTTAACTCCTCATATCCCCTATAAAATGTCTTAGCAAGACCCATATATTTACGTTTTATTAATTTCTCAACACGAGCATCTTCTACTACATTAATAAACTGAAAAGGAACACTACCAAAATCTTCGTCTGGTGTGAATAGTGCGTGTCCCACTTCATGAGATACCAAAAGGTCATAAACCACTGATGATGCTTTATCCCACACAGGAAGAGTGAGTACCCTATCTCTTACATCAAACTTGGCTGTTTGAACTACATCATGTTCTATAATTACATTCTCAGTAGCCAACAACCTGGCCAGGTTCCCTTTGACTTCAAGATTAATAGACATGAGTTTTTTTCTGATGTCCCTATAATACAACAAAACCTGGGCTTGCGCCCAGGTAACCTACCAGTTATTGAAGTGTCACATACCCCCCTATGCTAGAATGTGTCTACAGAATCTTTTTGCGTCATGGTCTGATGTATCACATTCAGTTAGACATTCAAAATAGTCTGACATAAGTTCATAATCTGTTTCTACTTCTTTGTCTTCAGTGACTTTCCATTTAGATAATTCGTTATGGGATAGTAAGTTGTGCATAAGTTGCATCCTGTCAACTACCACTATTTAGTGTTGATATCCACATATTTGGATATATGGTAAAGAAAAATAAATACCTATTAATACTCACTCATGTGAGAGAATCCCTTCAACTTACTAAATTCAATAACACTATTAAATTTCTCTTCTAATCCTGGTTTGTGGGAGATGACAAAAACATTAGCATCACTGACAACATACTTAATAATCTTAAGAAATTCATCACTTCCAAAGCTATCAAGTGATGAATCAAATACTTCATCAAATATCATAAGATTAGTATTTACACTATTTTTAAATCTTGCTACTTCTCTCCATGTAAGAATTAATGCTAAATCTATCCTCGCCTTCTCTCCTTCACTGAAAGAAGGATAAGAAAAATCTTCATGTATTGGAGATTCTACTGTCTCATTAAATTCCTCATCAAGTTTAAAGTTGATGTAGAAATCCATCATTTGAAGATACTTATTGACCTGTTGATTAATCAGAGGAAGATATTTCTTAATTATCTTTGATTTTACTCCGCCGTCTTTTAAAAGACTATAGCTGAAGTCATAGTAAGAAATTTTCTCTTTTCTCTCAACGAGATGGTCATAAGTATATTGTAGGTTTCTATTGAAAGTTGTTAACTTGTCATGCTCAGTATTTCTGTTTGCAAGTTTATCGGTAATAGTTTGAATTTCCGATTCCAGATCTCTGATTTGTCGTTGACAGCCAGAAATCTCTGTATTGTTTTTAGAAATGCCATGCGTTAGATTAGTAATCTCCTTACTTAAATTTGTAAATTGACGCTCTCGTTCTTCTTCATCTTTAATTGCTTCTTCTAGTTCTTTATAACCAGATTGCAACTCCTTTGCTTTAGTTTTAGCGTCATCAATTTTATTTATTCTAAACTCCTCCTCGATTGGTTGGGTACATGTAGGACAAACCGTATTTTCTGTAAAGAACTTATGCTCTTTAGTAATGGTCGATACCTTATTAGAAATCTTACCTTTTAAGTTCCCAAGCTTACGAAGTTTATCTGTAGCACCTGTAACATCACTCACATGCTCCTGAAGAGTTTCCATCTTATAGTTTAAACTCTCATTATTCAAAATATACTCATTTTCCTCATCCAAAAGATTATCAATCTTATTATTCTTTTCTTCTATACTCTGCTTACCACGATTTTCTATCTCATCAATAAATTTAGATTGCATATTAACTTTATCTAAAAGAGATTCTTTCTTATACTCAAGTGTCCTAATTTCTTCCCTACACCCACGAATCCTTTCCTTCATTATAACATTCATAGAAGAGAAGATTTTAATATCCAATAAATCCTCTACAACTTCCCTTCTACTAGAAGAAGTCAATTGCATAAAGGGAATAAAAGAACTACTACCAAGAATTACAATCTGTGTAAATGACTTATAATTCATCTTCAATACATTCTGTTCCAACCACTTCTGTTGGTCAAGAGAATGAGAAGATTGATCTAATAATTTTCCGTCTCTATAGATGTTAAAAATATTTGGCTTAATCCCTCTTTCTATCTTCCAGTTGGTAGTATTGACAGTAAACTCAATCTCTACTACACAACCCTTTTCATTTGAAGTATTGATCAATTGAGACTTATTGATGCGACGAAATGCTTTACCATATAAGGAAAAACAAAGAGCATCAAGAATAGTACTCTTACCAGCACCATTAGTGCCTAAGATTAGAGTGGTAGAATTTTTATCTAACTCAACTTCAGTAAATTGGTTTCCGGTCGAAAGTAGATTCTTCCAGCGAACTTTTTCAAATAAAATCATGACTTACTTCATCTGGTGGTACTACAATATCATTAGGTGTAATTATTGCATACTTGTGTCCATGTATTTCACAAGTTTTAATCATCACATCATCCTCAATCTCAATAACATTCATTTCTGGATAATCCCTATCCTCTAAATGTAAAGCATATCTAGTGGCATCATCCTCCTCTTGGAAGATATAAAGAACTTGTTCATCATCATCATCCAATACAGAATAAGCGCCATCCTTTTCTTTACCCCTTTGAGCTAAAATATACATTATACCAACTCACACGCCTCCTGATATACCTCTCTTACTACACTCTGAATCATAGACTTATCTAGATTAGTTTCAAATTCCTCAATATAATTATCAAGAATAGAGAGAGTGTCTTCAGATTCTAGTGCTAATTCATCATCCTTATTATACCACCCACTAAAATCAAAATTCTCAATAATTTTTAATTCTGAAACATTAACAGAATATAGTTTATCAATAAACTTTTCAAATTGCTCAATATCTGTCTTTTTACGAACAATTACTTTAACAATTTTATTTTCATACTCTCTAGCATCAAATGTCTGATGGGGAGTATCTTCATAATAGATATTATAAAATATTCTATAAGGATTATTTACTGGTGTATGATCTAATGTTTCTGTATCAAAAATATGAAATCCTCTTTCATCCCCAATATCTGTCCAATACATTTCATAAGCATTACCTAGATAAAATATGACACCATTATCACTTCTGGTATGGAAGTGTCCCGAATAAGTACGTAAGAACTTCTCAAATCCTTTGCTGTCAAAACCTTGATCCATGATGATTTGTTTATTAACTCTAAATCCGCTGAGCTCAAGATGACCCATCGCAACTTTGCATAGAGTATTTTCAAGAAGTTTGACAGTCTTATCATGATTATCCTGATTTATCCATGGAACAAGGACCACATCCAAGTTATCTATGCGTATCTCAGTTGCTTCATTATAAGTAGCAACATTATCATATTCATTTAAGAGTAAATCAACAGCATTTACATCATTAGTATTCTTATAATAAGCATCATGATTACCTACTATAAGATGTAAAGAAATTCCTCTTTCTCTTAATGGGTCAAAGAATACTCTTTTAGCCCATGATAATGCAGAAAAATCTACCCCTTTACGGCTATCAAAACAATCACCCAAATGACATACCGTAGTAATACCTTCCTTATCTAAAGTAGGAAAGAAAACATTTTTATAAAACTCTTCAAAATAATCATGAAAGAGTTTAGAATTTTTACGGCACCCGAAATGTGTGTCAGTGATGAGAGCTACTTGCATCTGTCTTCCTATAGATCTACATACTTTTCATCTGTTGGAGGAATACTATCAGAAGCCCTTTCCCTATCCTTCCAATACTCTAGATGATATCTTGTTACATCCAAGCAAGATTTCTCTGTTGGTGCTAAAATAATTGCCTTTCCATCAATATCATATGACTCATAAAGTCCATTCAGTTTAGACTTAATTGAGAAGGTGTCATCATATAAATCTGTTTTCATTGATACCTCAACTTACTATGCACAGAATCTTTTATCTGATTGTAGTCTGAATAATTGGCCATGTCAAGGTCGTTGGCGTCCATGACCTCATCAAAGTTAGTCTTCTCCAAAATCTTATTCTTAATTTCCAGTTGCTTCTTCTCTTGGGAGATTCTTCTTAGAAATGCGTAGTAGATAATCTGAGTGAAATATGCAAAGGGGTTTTTGGATTTCTCTGGAGAGAAGTTGTGAATGTAGCGAACACAATTCTCAATCCCATCACAAATCATATCATCCTTAAACATATAATTTACAAAATTAGGCTTAAAAGATAAATGATTAGCAATCTTAAGAAAACACTCACCAATATATCTAGGAATGACAGGCTTAGGCTTTCCTTCTAACTTAGCTCTTTCAATTTCTGCGAAGTAATTCTCAAGAGCGTTAAGAAACTCTTTATTGTTTACATAGTGTTCTGATCTCTTTGCACGTCTCATTAAATTAACTTTTGTTATATATTAGTATACCATGATAACTAAAAGTTGACAAGCATCAAAAAAGACTATAGACTGGGTTTGTCCTTAAACATAAGGGTCACTGCGGCTTTATTACTTAGACTTATAAAGCTTCTCTAAAAGCTTCTTGGAATCATCTACAGATCCTATCCTACCCATCTTCCTATTTAACTTAGAGCGATTGCCTCTATTGACTCTACTAATATAATCTTGATAGTTAGCTATCATATCAATATCAGACGATTCAGATAAAGTAAGAACATCATCCATATTAATAATAAACATATCTTCTCTACTGGTTTTTAACCAGGGTTCAAATTTATAAGCTGCAAGAGATCCTCTACTTTTAACTTCCTCTATTACAATAGGATTAGAGACAATTAACATAGTTCTGTCTTCTTCTTCAGAAGCAGCTACCTTAGCGTAAACTTCCTCACCATTTTTAAATTTTATTGTTCCATAAAAATCTTCTTCGATTCCCATAAGTTTTGTCTCCTTTAGTCTTTTATGTTGATTGATATAATTTCATAGTTAAATTGTTCTTGAGCATATATTTTCACTCTTTCAATAAAATGATTTAGAGTGTAATTTCTTCTATGACCTTTAGTTAGGTCATCAGCTATATCATAAAGTTTTGCTTTAGTTTTAGAATTACCCTTTCTTAGTACTCTACCAATACTTTGTAAGTTTCTAATCCTAGATTTAGAGGGTGAAGCAAATATCAAATTGTGAAGGTTTTTAATATTAATTCCTGTACTGAATGTGCCGTAGGAAGCTACTATGATAGCGTTGGTTTCCTTTTCAGTAATATCTCTAACAGATTCTCTATTCTCAGCATCCACACCGCCATGAATGAAGAAAACTTTTCTACCACTTTTTACACCACTATTTATCATATCATAAAGTATTGCCCCATGGGTTTCTACCCTACTATACAATATAAGTGTATTACCTTTTAAGTCTATTGCCAAATTTTTAATAAAATTATTCCTTTTGGGATGGCCTATTAGGAATTGCAATTCATCCTCATAAGTGTCAAATTTTTGAGGAGTATATTTTAAAATTAAACATTGAATATCCAACTGAGAAAGATGTCCTTTCTCCATCAATTTACTTGTTTGAGTTACTTTGTATGATGGGCCAAACAATCCCTCTAACACCCACTTATGGGTCTGTGTGCCATCTAAAGTACCAGTAAACCCATATCTATACTTGGCATGGTGTAACTTGTCCATAATCCCTACAAGGGACTTACTCTTGAAGAGATGAGCTTCATCACCAATAACTACATCATAATCTTCAAAGAATCCCCTTTCCAAGTTATATACAGATTGCCACGTAGTAATAGTTACTTCATTTACATTAGTCCTATCTCTACCAGCATATATTCTATGGCAGTGATTTTTAGCATCCCACCCATAATCTTCAAAATCTTTAAACATCTGCTCTACAAGAGATGTAGTAGGGACTACTAATAATACTTTTTGATTTCTTTCTACAAAATATCTAACAATAGAATATATCATTAAAGATTTGCCAGATGCAGTTGGTGAGATAAGAAGTTTTCTATTATATCTCAGAGCATCATATACTGCATTAATCTGATAATCTCTTGGCTTGAATGATGTAATAGTTTTTATATAATCTTTTACACCTTCCCTAGAAATTCCTGGATTAATTTCAAATGGCAATCCATAATACTTATTATCTACAAATTCATAAGTATAAGAATGATTCTCACAGAATGCTACAATCTTATCAAGCAATCCTGCATATATTCTTTTGTTCTGTAAATTAAAAAGACGTATTTTACCATCCCAATACTTACTTCTATACTGAGGCATAAAATGCTTACCAGGAATTTCAAAGGTAAATCTATCTTGTAATTCCTTCTCAATATGAGGTTCTGTTTGGACTGTTAAATAAACTTCATTAATTTTTTGAATAGTAAGGTCAGCCATATCCTGCAGTAAATCTTAAAAATTCAATTGCATTCTTAATCTGATAAGTCCTGTTAGTTATCTGCTTAAGAATACTGTCCAAATAATTTAGCATAGTATCGTAATATTCAATCTTCAATGAGGAGGTGGATAGCTTTTCATCAGCATCCATATACTTATTCATAGTATCCTTATCCCTAATCTTCTTAGGGAAGGGATTTTCTACATATACTTCTGGATCTGCCTTTCCAGAAAAGTATTCATATCTTTCATGCCTAATATTTTTGCGTTGTTGTTCCGCCTTCTTCCTCAAAAGAAGGAGGTTATTATACAAATCATGATACTTAGCATGAAGAATTGGAATATTCAATGATTCAGTGTGTAAGTTGTCAGGATCTATCTTTGAATCTCTTTCCCACATACTCTGAATTTCAGTCAAATCAATCATAAAGTTTTTAACAGTCGCTTAATCCAATACCTCTGATATTATATATGGTGTATTTAAAGGACACTTGTGCAGTGAAATATTCTAAATCCTGTTGGGTAGCATCAAAGTCCAAAGTAGAAAGATTATATGGAAACATATTTTCAAAGAACACTTTAAACTTTGCATTATTCTGAGAATCCAGAATAGTTAAAGTTCCATCAGAATAAAGATTTAACTGACTTTTTTCTGGTTGCTTGAATTCTGTTTCTTCCTTTTGATACTTGTAAATCTCACTCAAACTCTCAGGAAATCCAATACCTCTCATCCAATGTTGGATTTCAGTATAATTTTCTAGATTTTCATCTACAAGAAATCTTAAAGTTAAATCTTCAAATTCCATCTTATCCCCAGGAAGGGGAATATTTTTCAAGTAAGTAGGCTGCTCGGCAACCCCTAATGTCAATGATGGTATATTTACCATATTGCCAAAATAAGAAACCTTAGGAGCTCTAGTTACTTGAAAATGAAACCCGGTTGGAGTTAGAAAATTTCTATTCTCAATTTGTCCTGGTATACTTTTTCTAACTGCCATGAGATTATTCTTCTACTACTGTACTGTTTGAAAACCATTTTGGTTGATAGGTGACACCATTGAGGGTAGTGGTAGTTGCCTTTACAGCATTAGCAGCTGATCTGGAAGAAAATTGTTTTCTGTCATCATAAGTTTCTGTCCAGGTATTATCTCCCTTCCAGTAAACGTCGCCAACTAATTTTCCCGGTGTCTTTAGGTGATATGCCATAGTATTAATTTTTAATTATTTATATGAAAGCATAAAAAAAGAGACCCACAAGGGGTCTCTGTAAGTGATATGGTTTGAAAACCAATGAATCACATGAGGTTCTTAACAGCAACTCTTCTGTAGTAACGGTTAGAGTTAATACGAAGACGGCCAAGTCCTTGAGTAGTACCTTCAGCGAATGGGTTAGCAACAAGACCATATCTGGTCTTAAAGCCGATTTTAGGCTGGAAGGTGTTCTCTCCAACTGCACGAACCATCTGAAGAGGAACGTAAGGACAGTAGAATAGACCTGCGTCATAAGGTGAAGAACCCTTATAACCAACAACGTAGTACTGATTACCACTATTGGTTTGAGCGTTACCAGAACTTAGGTTAGCTGCATATGGGTCAATATAAACTCTGAACTTACCATTGATAGTACCAGCAAATGTGTTGCCAGTGTCATCAACATTCAGGTTGCTATTGAGTGCTGGGGTGTAATCCAGGATACCAGCCATTGTAAGGGCTGAAGCAACGTCTGCACTACACAGAACCATGTTGCCTTTTCCGCGACGAGTTCTTTGTGCGATCGCGTTAGCATCTCTTTCAATCTGGAATAGAAGTCCTTTGAACTTCTCAACAGACCATCTACCATTGGAGTCAATGTCAAGGTCGAATTGTCCAGCTGTAGCTGTGTTTGAAACAGCTCCTTGCTCAGCAACCTTATAAATGGTTCTGATGATCTCTCTGTTGATTTCCGCGAGGATCTCAGTAGAAAGGATGTTAGCAAGTTCTGCTTCAGCGTTAAGTCCATGAATAGCCTTGAGGTCTTGAGCCAGTTCTAAACTGTACTCTGCCTTCAGTGCTCTTGACTTAGCGGTTACAGTGACTTTCTCAATCGAGAATGCCATCTGACCGAATTGGGTTCCATCTCCTCCGAGGTTCTCAGAGTCTCCGGTGACCATTCCTTCACCAACGTTGTACTGGCCAGTAGAAGTAGAGGCAGAACCAACAGGGTTAAGGAGGGATGGGTTAGTACCAGACTGAGCTGTAGTACCTAAACCAACCAGTGCATCCGACATACCAGCTGTAGCAGCTGTGCCAGCAGGATCCAGGTTAAATGCGGGCTGTCCAGAGAATGCTGAATCAGCTTCATTGAAGAGTGCTTCATTGCCAGACTGCGTTTCATATCTGGAACGCATGGCGAAGATGAGTCCAGTAGGACCACTCATTGGTTGAACACCAGCCAGGTCATATGCGACCAGGTTAGGCATTGCGCGTCTGATCAGTGAGATCAGAACAGGGTCGAAACCAGCAACTGGACCAGCTGCGGCGGCATCGGCACCATAACCACCACCAGCACCAGCAGCATTAGCTGAGTTAGTGGGGCTTTCCATCAGGTTAATACCTGACGAGAATGCTTGCTCCTCTTTGAGGAATTTTTCTTGGTTTTCTAACAGGACAGCAGTAACTGCTCTACGATGATTGTCTTTGATTGGATCAAGACCTTCATAGTCGAGAAGTGGACTCCACTTTTCCTGCAGATGTTCGGATTGAAACATTTGCTTTTTACCTATAAAGTGTTGTTTTTGTTTGAATTAATATTAAATTCAGTTGGGCTTACTAAATGCGCCAAGTGTTCTTAGATATGCATCCATTCCAGAAGCTTGTGGCTCAGGAGTAGAATCTACACCCTCAGAAAGGGTTTGAGCACTGGAGGACTTAGTAGTTGGAGTAGATCTGGAGAAGTATGACTCCTTCAGTGTTTCCAACTTGTCACGATATTCTTCTTCACTATCAAACTCAACACTTTCGGAAAGTGTCGCGAGCTTCTCTTTCTGTGTAGCAGCTAAGCCTTCAGAAACTTGAGCTAGAATACCGTCAGCTTCAGACTCAGCGAGTCTTCTGTTAAGTCCAATATTCTTCTCAATTTGCTCATTGAGTTTTGTCTCCATGTCATCAAGTTTTTCTACCATAGTCTCAAGGACATCATATTTTTCTTCAGGGATAGTTACATAATGTTCTTCAAAAAGACCCTTCATTCCTTCAAGGAATGATTCAGTCATTTCAGTTTTAAGTCCATGTTCAATGGCCAGTTGATTCTCCGTCATCCATTCTTCGGAGACGTATTCAAGATAAGAATCAACACGCTCAGTTAGAGATGCTTTGACCTCTTCCTTAGCTTCAGTTAGTTTCTCTTGATATTCAACTTCAAGAGTTTCTTGAATTCCTTTGATTTTAGAATTGAGAGCGGCTTCAAAGATTGTCTTTGCTTTAGCCTTAAACTCTTCGGAAAGATCCTCACCACTTAGAAGTGCGCTAACATCTTCTTCAATATCAACTTCAACATCAGGAGTCTCGGGAGTTTCTTGTTCAGCAACTACTTCTTCAGTAGTAGCCTCATCTTCAGAAACAATTTCCTGTTGATCTTCTACTTCTACCTCATCGCCTTGGTTTAGCTTCTGCATAGGCTCAGCGGCTTTAGCTCCCTTGTTTACTACATCTTTTACAGTCTTAATTTTTGGTTCCTTAAGTTTGGCGGAATCATTAGTAGGACTATAATTTTCAGGTGAAGGACCTCCAAGATCCTCCCAAGTATTACCAGGAAGCTTTTCGATGGCTTGATCGCCACCAGCAGCATTAGCATTCACAGCAGTTTTAGATTGCTCCATTTCTTGTAAATCTCCACGAGACATTGTTGGATTCTCCGATTTTCCTATTAAAATCTATACTTATTTAGATAATTAAAACTTTACAATGAATTAAGAAACTCATTGAATACATTTAATTTCTCTTCATCTAATTGTTTTTGATCAATTAGAGTGTTAATTTGTTTGTATGTCTTAGCTGCAGCCCTCTCACGAAGAATGCCTCCATCCCATACCCAATCCTTTCCTTCCATAATACCTTCTACGAAAGCATCTGGTGCTGAAGGATCTGCCACAATATCTGCGGCTGTAGAAAGCATAAAGTCATCACCGACAACATTTACACCTTCTCTGGTTGCTTTCAGAGAACCAATTCCTCTGGAAGAAACACCAAGTTTTACTCCTTCACCAATTAAGGATTTGGCAATATTGCCCATTGGAGTAGAAAGGATTTTAGCCTTTCCAATAAAGTTTGATCCACTTTCTTTAAGTGAAACAATTTTATGTGAAACTCTATCAAGATTAACAGTAGGACCTTCTGGATGACCCAGTTCTCCTAATGCTCTTCCTGAATTAATATGGTTTTCATTATATCTTTGAACTTCCTTTCTCAGGACGCTCATAGGATACATTCTACCATTTCTATTTTGAAGATCACCTTGCAAAAAGATGCCCTCAATAAACATAGATTGTTTACCGTTTTTTTCTTCAACGATAAATTCTACTGTTTCAATCTCTTCTCTGATTAATTTCATCAGGCATCTCCTGAAACTTGAACTTGCTGATAATAGGCTGCTCCATAAGGTTGTGCAGCTGTACCTTTAACACTAACTAGAATTGAATCTCTCAATTCAGTTCCAACATCATAACTATTGTCTCCTGTAAAGGCTGTCATAATTCCAGCCCAATCCTGATATCCATAAGATACCACAATTCTTGTACTAAAATATCCATTAATACCAGCAGTATTATTGATACTTTCTACAGGTTTGTGAGTAAACTCCCAGTGCTTATTAGCACCCACTGAAGATAAACTTACATTTTGTCCAACATAAAATGGACAACCTGTACCTTCAGGAAAATCAATAGTAACTGTTGTAGCACCTGTTGTAAGTCCAACCACTCTTTGAGAGGCTGGTTTACCAATATTAATAGTTGCTTCTTTATCTTTACCAATAAAGAACTCAGTGGAAGCTGCAACAGCGGTTGAACCAGCTGCCACATAACAGGAAGCATTTTCAGTTGCTACCCTTAGATATTCTCCTTGATGAGCAAAGTTATTACTATAACCCACTGCTGCATTTGCAGCAATGGCAATAGACGCCCCTGCTCCTACTGGTTTAAACGCCATTATTTTAAATTACAATAGTCCTATACAGAGTTATTTATTATTATTAAAAGATTAAGATTCTGAAGAAACTAATTCTTCTTCCTCTTGATCCAATTCAACATCAGATTCTATTTCATCAACAGTAGGTTCTGAATCTAAATCTACATCTTGATCAAAAAGAGACGCTGCCACATCAGGTTTAATTCCATTAATTTTATCAGCACTCTTAGAAAAAAGTATATCCTTTATCTTGTCACTTGCTTGTGCAGCTGAATCATCACTTGCAAGAATATCCATAAGTTCATCCATAGTTAAAAATTAGACACAGGTTTATTTATTAGAACTCTCCACCCTTAACAATATCCTTAGAGAAATCTTTGATCTCTGGATCTTTGTTTGGTGGAGCTGTTGCAGATGACATAGCATCTGGAGCTACCTCAGCTTCTGGTGGTAACTCATCCGGAATTGCCATAGGATCAAGAATCCTACCATCAGCAATTTCCTTTTCAATTCTCTTATCTTCTTCGATAATCTCCTCATCAGTCTGACGAAGAATCTTACGACGAACATATTCAGCAGAATAGTATCTACCAACATAAGGATCTGCAAGTGATGCTAAATTCAACCTTTCAGTCTCTAATTCAGCTTCCTTCAGTTCTGCAAAGTGATTATCATACAAGAAGTCATATTGGATATGATCTGCCATCTTATCCCAATCTTCTGGAGTAATGACATTCTTAAGAAGAAGTTGTGTTCTCAACATGTCATTAAACATAGCTGAGAATCTCTTTCTCATTCTTCCAACAAACTTAGAGAATTTGATTTCATCTCTTAAGATTTCTGATGATCTACCAAGACTAAATCCACTACCTTCACCATCAATTCTGGTTTCTGGTACATTAAGTGATCTGAAAAGCTTTCTCTGGAAATAATTAATATCTGTAATTTCTCCAAGATTCTGACCACCTGGAAGAGTAGTAATTTCTGTTCCTCTACCGCCTTCACGGCGAGGTAACCAGAAATCTTCCATCATGGACATAAACTTCTTATCATCTCTAATCTCACCAGTATTGGCATCATAAACCAACTTGTTACGATATCTCATCATAACATCACGAAGATATTGCTCAGCCTTCATCTTAGGCAAGTTACCTACATCAATATAGAAGATTCTTCTTTCTGGTGCTCTTGATAATCTGTAAATAACAAGACTATCCTCAATCATCATCAACTGATTAAGAGGCTTAATAGCCTTATGCATCCATGAAAGAGTTGTCCCTTTATTTCTGTCTACTAATCCAGAAGTACAATAAGTAACTGAATCACGACTTAATTTGATACCTTTTTGTGGGCTATTACCACCACCATAGGTTATACTACCACCCTTATCAAATCCTTGAGGACTGTAAATAAAGTATTCTTCAAGTTCTGGAAAACTATAATTAGAAGGATTCTCTCTATCCTGACTATTCTCAAATCCTCTATTTTCCTTATTATCTTTCTTTAATTGGCGAATATAACGTATCTTAGATGCGTCAATATATCTCAATTCTTGAATCCCTTCATGGGGATTTTTCTGGTCAATTACCTTATTATAGTATAATCTACCATCAATATACCAATTTCTAAAGATTTCATGTGATTTTTTATCAAAATCTAGTAGTTCTAGGATGTATTTAAACTCCTCCCTAACTACTTTTTTGATATTATCACTAGCTTTTAAATTAGATAATTCAATATCTACTGGACTATCATTTGTATCTGATACAATAGCTTCGTTTACAATATCTTCAATAGCACTATCACATTCAGGATAGAGCGCCATCTGACGATATCTTCTTATTAAATCATTTTCTGTTTTATATACGCCTTCAATATCTACATACGAACCAAAAAACCCGGAGCTTACATAGTGTTCCGATCCATCCTGATTATTAGGAGGGACCGGAGACACAACACCGGGGGGAGTTTTTTCTGTATCCTCAATTGAGAAACCAAACAGTCTCGCCATATCAATTATCTGGAAGTTTAACTTCTACTATTTATCAGTTGATAGACTTCTCATTTCCAGAATCACCACTGGATTGACCAATAGTGAAGTACTGTACTTGGAATTCAACATCAAACTGTTCAACTTGATCTCCATTATCATAACTAAGAGCAATCTCTCCAATGTTAGTTGGGAAGATATCATACATCTTATAGGTTCTAAGAACTACACTTTCATCACCATCATTACCTGTGGCGTTAAGTGTAGCTCCTCTTCCAAGTTGTTGAACTTCAGCATCTGTCATATAGGCTCCAGGGTTGGAAACGCCAGTAGCATCATCCAACTTACTCATAGCGTTTGCCCACAATTCAAATGCGGTTCTAATATTGAAGTCTTCATCATTAATAACAGAAACTGTCCAAGGAGCGAATGTCCTGTCTCCAGCAACTTTAAGAATTCTTCCTCTAAAAGGAACATCTACATTAGCTACCGTAGAAGCTGGTAGAGTTGCTGATTTACATAGAAATTTAAAGCTATCATTTTCATCAGCTGTCCATGCATCTAATACAGATGATGGGAATGATGGAATAGAAACTTCAAATAAATTGGGGCGGGCGCCGCCACCAGATAATTTGGTTTTGAACGCCGATAGTGTTTTTGTTGCAGCCATTGTTTTAAGGTCCTCCTATTTTTTTAATATACTATCAAACAGTCCCTACAACTTCTTGGAATGCCACACCAGTTCTGGTAGCAACAAACGTAAGAGTAATGTAGTTAATCGACTTGGTTGGTTTCAGGAAAATGTCAGCCCTGAACTCATTGTTATCAATAATATCAGGAGTGTTATTTGTATTATCACAAACAATGTGATAATCATAAATTCCTCTCTTAGCTTGAACATCGCGTAAGTAAGGATCAACTATATTTACAAAGTTAGACCTTGTATTAACATCATTTAATTCAAATAGTTGGGAATTAGCGGCTCCCTCCAGTGCCTGTTCAACTGTAAGGAACAATTTTCTAACATTGATTCTATCAAATGCTGAAGCGTAACTTAGAGCTGTCTTATCACCATAAAGAAGAATACCACTTCCTCTCTGATTAATGATGGAATTAATTCTTGCTGAATAAAGAAGATCTCTCTGGTCTTTATTTGGATTGTATGCCAATTTAACAGCGTTATTCAAACCACCTCTTTGAACTCCAGCTGGTGAGAACCAAGGATAAGCATCAATACTTGTCCTTACCATCAATCCAGCCACGTCTCCATTACAAGGAACGTATCTAAACTCATTATTAAATCTATCATAGGTATACTTATAACCACTATCAAAAACAGCGTAAGATGAAGAAGATAGAGGACTATAATATCTTAGGAGATTATCAGTCTGAGTAGTTGTGTTTGTTACATTAACTACATTAGATCTATGAGGTGAAATACAAGCTACACAATCCTTTCTTCCTTCAGCAATTGAAATAAGAAGGTTTGCTTTTGCTTGAGATTGATCTTCATAAGCCAATCCAGGTCCCATGAGAAGATAATCAACAGCTATTTCATCTTTGTTGGAGAAGAGATTGTAGGATGTAGCTAAATCACCCAAATCAGCTGTCATTCCATTAGTGGCTGAATAATCAACACCACCACTCAAATTGTAAGTAACATTTCCAATACTACTGAATGTAACTCCCTGAGCATCTTGACCCCAAAGGCCAGATGATGTTGTTACTGGACCCCAAGAGTCTCCAGTAGCATCTGCGGTACTAAATCCAACAGCGGTTGGAACAGTTCCCCAATAGTTATCAGTAGCGTTAGATGGATTATATCCACCATAAATGTATTCTGAATTATTTGCTATGTAAGTCTTATAATAAGTCTTAGTAGGAGCGTCTCCATTAGCAGTTGCGTCATCAGCTTTAGAGAGGAATGTATGCTTCTCTAAAATGTTGCCTTGAATTCCAGTAATTGTACCAGTATCATCAACAATAACAGCGTGGAGTGAATCTCCTCTACCATCTCTAGTCTTAGAGAAATTACTACCAACTGGTTTAGATGCTATAGACTTCCAATAAACTGTTGAATTTGTTAATCCAAGAGTTTGTTGATCATACCAGTCAACAACTGATGTAGCTGTTTGAGTTGCATCACTAGCACCAGCACCTGTGTTGGTTCTGAATGTCATTACTGCATCAGATTCAAAAGATTTGGCTGGATCACTCTGTGCGTAATCAATCTTAGTTTCTGTAGCTCCGCCACCAACTGTTTCTACACGGGAAACAATCTTAACATCAATACTACTATTGGCTGCTACTGTTGATGTGGAAACACCTGTAATAATACCTTTTAGGTAACCATTAAATGTAGAAGTTGTTCCAGCTCCAGGAATAGTAACATTTGAAAGTGCGGCTGTTACACCATTACCAACAACACATCCAGCTCCAGACAGATCACTAGAACTAATTTTAATTGTTTGGTCTGCAATGTCATCAATGACACATACTTTTAAATTATTTGCCCAAGAACCAGGATTCTTTGAAGCCCAACTAAAATCAGTAGCAGTCTTGAAATTGGAATCATAATCATCAAAACTCTTAATTTTAACAGATGCATCTGTAGCACTACCTACACCAGCATTAGCGTTATTGAGTGAATCAGCATCAGTTCTCACTACCTTAAGGACTCCCCCATAAGATAAGTAAGAAGATGCTGTCATCCAATACTCATATTGCGAATCAGTTGAAAGTGGCTTACCAAACGTATTGATAAATTGTTGCTGCGTTTGAATATCAATAGCCTCATCAACAGGACCAATTTTAAATGGTCCAGCAATTGCGCCAATGTTATCAAGAACATTATCTGCCCTTCCGACTGTTAAATCAACCTCTCTGACGAGTACGCCCGGAGATAATTGAGGAGTCGCCATGTTTTTTTCCCCTAGTCTCAGTTTATCTAAGAATTATTTATTAAAACCTACCTTTACAAATAGTTCCACATATAATCCATTCCACCACCCTTATCTCCATACTCATCAGTATTCCATCTATCACCATCAGCATCAACAAAACTATCATCATCAAACCCATCACTGATGAATCCAAAAGGTGACATATCCTGCTCTATTTGATTTTTCTGTTCTTCATATAACCTTTTTCTAACATCCTGATCTGTAAGTTCTTTAAAGTAATCTTGAGCAACTAGCCAAGCATATATCACCAAACACATAGCTAAATCATCATGACATCCCTCTTCTGCTTCAAATGAATTATGTTTTTGAATGAATGTAGTCAATTCCGAGATTATCTCATAGTCATTGAAAAATAATTTATC